GGCCACTGCACTGAAACGCGAAGTATGGCGCGGGCCGCTCAATGCACTGTTCCAGGATGAGCAAAATCCGAGTTGGTTGCTGGCCGAGGTGACTATCCCGCCTGAAGTGGGTGGTTGGTATGTGCGTGAGGCCGGGATCTGGACTGATACCGGGATTCTGTATGCCATCGTCAAGTATCCGGAGTCGTTCAAGCCGGTGTTGGCGACCTCGGGTTCGGGGAAAGAGTTTTATATTCGTTCGATTTTCGAGACCAGTAATGCGGCGTTGGTGACGTTGCTGATTGACGACACTGTGGTCAAGGCAACGCGGGCCTGGGTGATGAGTTACCTCGCCGAAGAACTCGGCAAACTCGATGGCAAGCAGTCTGTGCGTGTCGCGGCAACCGGCAACGTGGTGTTGAACGGTGCAAAGCAGGTCGACGGAGTTGCAGTGATTGCCGGTGACCGCGTTTTGCTGCCGAATCAGACGTTGGCCAAGGATAACGGTCTGTGGATCGTGGCCAACGGTGACTGGGTTCGGGCGAACGATGCCAACGTCAGCGCCAAGGTCACGCCGGGCCTGACCGTGACGGTAGAAGAGGGCACGCAGAATGGTGATTCGCTGTGGCACCTGACGACTAACGGGCCGATCACTCTCGGCACCACCGCGCTGACTTTCGAGATGCTGGCCGGGCGGACGGGGATTCAGCCGGGGACCTATAAGAGTCTGACCGTGGATAAGTACGGTCGGGCAACCGGGGGTTCGAATCCTGAAACGTTGGCCGGATTTGGTATTAAGGATACGTACACCAAGGCTGAAATCGAGTCACTGATTGCCAAGGCTTCGGCGTTGCCGGTGGGCTCGATTGTCGCGTTTCCTGTCGACACACCGCCGCCGGGTTTTCTTGAGCTGGATAACAGCGTCAAGAGCAGTGCGACTTACCCCGACTTGAGCGCTTATCTGGGCGGCAAGTTCAACAAAGGGGATGAAGGCGTTGGGAATTTCCGGTTGCCGGAGGCGCGTGGGGAGTTTTTGCGCGGTTGGGATCATGGGCGGGGCGTGGATGCCGGGCGTGCCGTCGGCAGCTGGCAGGCCGATGACAACAAGGCGCATGCCCATACGGTCACCCGAATGCAGGCGTTCGCCAACGCCTCAGGCAACAACCCAAGTGCCGTGGTTGTGGACAACGGCAATACGGCTGTTATGAGCAACTTCGCTCCAGGCTTCAATAGCTCTGGAGGCGTCGAGGCTCGGCCTCGCAACGTCGCCGTCATGTGGTGCATTAAAGCCTGGAACGCACCGGTCAATCAGGGAAACATCGACGTAGCCGAACTGGTCAAGGAAGTGGAAAGGCTCAAGTCAGCCGTTCCGGTCGGCGCTGTCATGGCGTTTCCAACAGGGATCGTTCCACCCGGTTATCTGGAGCTGGATGGCAGCGTGCATAGTATTGCGACTTATCCGGATCTGGCTGCTTATCTCGGCACGGCGTTCAACAAGGGGGATGAAGGGGCGGGTAATTTCCGTTTGCCTGAATCGCGCGGCGAATTCTTGCGCGGTTGGGATCATGGGCGCGGTGTTGACGCTGGGCGCGGCATTGGCAGCTATCAAGTAGGCCAGAACGAAAGTCACAACCACCGTTATTTTGACGTTGCAAAAGCCAACATCGACCCCTATGGGGCGTCAGCACTTGGCGTCGTTAATGGTGTCGCTCAGTCTATAGCTGAGGGTGGATACCTGGCCGCTACGGGGGGGGACAGCTCGCAGTTGGTCGCGACCACTAACACGGTTAACTCCGGTGGAAGCGAGGCGCGTCCGCGCAACTTGGCGGTTATGTGGTGCATCAAGGCCTGGAACGCGCCGATCAATCAGGGAAACATCGACATCGGTGAGCTGGCCGCAGAAGTTCAGGCTCTGGGTGTGAATGGTCCGATAATAGGCACAACGCGCAAGCTGAAGGCGTTGCTGCCGGTAGCTTCGCAGGCAGTGACCTACGCAGCGGAAGAGATTGTTTTAGAAAATAAACTTGGCGGCATGAGCTATAAGCTTGCCAATGTCAGCGTGACACTTAGTCTGAGTGCGTCAACTGGCCTTGGGTATATGGACACAGGGATAGCCCCCGTGAACGGCTATGTAGCTGTTTATTTACTCTATAATCCGGCCACCAGGATGTATGGTGTCATTGGCGTTAACGCGACTGCTGCCGAGGTTCCGGAAGTTTACGGCGGTAATTTTACACCCGTAGGGTATACCGCTTCCGCTCTTCTTGGTGTTTTGCCAACTAATGCTAGCGCTCAGTTCAAACCAGGTAAGCAGAAAGGTCGAACTTTCTATTTTCCTTATGTAAATGCGCTAGCTACATCAACCACGAGCGCGACGTTGGTCGCGTTTTCCGTGGCTGCATACATTCCAAAAAATGCAATATCCGTGAGTGGTGCATTAGCTGTTTCTGGAACGGGTTCTATGAACTCGTCGCTCGCAGGGGATTCGATTGGTAGTGGGTGGCGCTATTACTCAAATACAAACTCTGCAGGATCTGCACCATTTGACGACTTGATCGTAGACGTACCGCAGACACTTTATTACTCCGTGACGCAAGCGTCTCTATTTTCAGCTTTCCTTTCGTCTTACACCATTTAAAAGGGGGTGCTATGTTCGTTCAATTTTCAGACGAAACAGAAAAAAAGATCATTTCCGTATTTGGCTGTTTGCAAGATGAAAACGTGTGGCCGAATCAAGGCGAAGTGGATGAAAACGACCCACGATATATCGCCTTTCAAGACATTTCGAGTAGTGGTGGAAAGGTTGAGACGTTGATCGCCAACACCCGTTATGAGCATGAAACGGCGGGCATCATATACCAAGGTATGGCGGTAGGGACCACTCGAGATGACCGGGCGACACTCACCGATATGGCTCTGGCGGTCGTACTTGATCCTGCCTATGTCTGCAATCTGAAAACGTCCGAGGGTTTTGTGGTGCTGAACGCAGCGCAGCTTTTGGCCGTATCGGCGGCTGTCCGTTCGTACGTACAGTCCTGTTTCGACCGCGAGCTTGAATTATTGCAGGCCGTTAAGGCTGGTGAGTACCACGTCGAAATGTTGACCAAGGGGTGGCCTGATCCATTGTCACCCGAGAATGTTTCTGGCTCCGCAGAACCCCAATAAACGCCCCGCACCGCCGGGGCGTTTTCTTTTCCGCCAAACACCAAACAACACCCGACAGCCCCTTCCTCAAAAGGGGCTTTTTCGTATCTGGAGAAACCCAAATGGCACTACGCCAAACCTACACCGTGCTCCTCCCATTCCCCACCGGGGGTGGCCATTGGTCGAGCGTCGGCCAAGAACTCGACCTGCTCGATGTGGAGGCCAGTGCGTTGCGCAGCGCTGGTCGTCTGGAGCTGAAAAAAACCGAGGCCGCCGAATCGGCCTCTACATCCACCAAGGCCTTGAAGGCCGCTGCCAAGAAGGCTGAATAACCATGGCTGAGGTTTTGAACTTCGAGCACAACGGCATTACCGTCAATGCCACTGAATCTCCCGAGGCCATGGGCGGCCTGGGTGACAACGTCATCGGTCTGGTCGGCACCGCGCCGAAAGCGGATCTGCTGATTCCGCGCAATGCGCCGTTCCGTATCAACAGCTTCACCACCCAGGCGCTGCTGGATCCGACTGGCACCGAATCGGGCACGCTGTTCCATGCGGTGTTCCAGATCCTCAAAGTGGTCAAGGTGCCGGTCTACGTGGTCATCGTCGAAGAGGGCACGACCCCGGCCGACACGCTGAACAATGTGATCGGCGGCATCGAGCCTCTGACCGGTCGCAAACTGGGTCTGGCCGCGCTGGGCAGTGTCCCGGAAGACCTGACCATCATAGGTGCACCGGGCTTCACCGGCACCAAAGCGGTGGCCAGTGAGTTCGCCTCGTTCGGCAAGCGCATCAAGGCACGGGTAGTACTCGACGGCAAGGACGCCGCGGTCGCCGATCAAGTGACTTACAGCCAGGAACTGGGCGGCGCGGACCTCGGTTTCGACCGCTGCCTGGTGGTGCACAACATGCCGGCCGTTTACTCCAAAGCCGCGAAGAAAAACGTGTTTCTTGCGCCTTCGAGCCTGGCCATTGCCGCGCTCGCCAAGGTCAAGCAATGGGAGAGCCCGGGCAACCAGGTGACCTACGCCGAAGACGTTTCGCGAGTCGTGGAATACAACATCCTCGACACCTCCACAGAAGGCGATCTGCTCAACCGCTACGGTATCAGCTACTACGCCCGGACCATCCTTGGCGGCTTCTCGCTGCTGGGTAACCGCTCCATTACTGGCAAGTTCATCAGCTACGTCGGCCTCGAAGATGCGATCAGCCGCAAGCTGGTCAAGGCCG